GAACGACATTTCAGAGTTTTCAGAATATATGTACGGGTCTAAACCTAAAATACCTACTTTGGATGATTATCTATTTGGAAAACAGGAGTAGATGAAAACATTCGGACCACTATACGTAGATGTAATTCAGTACTACCACCGTAGAGCTCTACCGATAGTAGAAAAAGGCTGGACTCAAGAAACTGACTTCCCCTACAGGAAAAGCAAAGTTTGTTTAGTTTTTAGAACCCCCTTCACTAAACCAGGTTTAGTAATAGGTATGTGGAATAAAAACACAGAGATAGTCTTTGAAGAGGACGCAGACTTGCTTTTGGCAAATGCTCTTGGAGCCCGTAATATGGGGCTCTCTACTGAGGAGATAGACGAATGGTGATTAGACGAAAAAAGAATTGGAACAAACCTTTTTCTGAAAAGGTAGCCAAAAGAGTATCCAAGATACCTTCAGGAGAACTTTTGGTTTGGTCAGACCAGATTCTCTATGAGTTAAGCCGCTGTCTTTCAGCTTACGAAAAGAACAGAAATCAAGTTTATTTGGATGAGGCCCTTACTGGAGCTGAAGCTATCCATGCAGTTGTTGACGAATTGCACAAAAGATTATCTCGCATTGAGTAACTACATTTGTATGCTAAAATTATATCCGCCAACTCTCTCCTTCTCTCCCGTGTGGCAGCGGCAGCCCTGGATTTTAAACCCAGGGCTTTCCGTCTTTAAAGGAGGTACAAATGTTTGAAGAAGATATTGACATTGATGAACTCTTTGAAGAAGAAGAAGACTTCGAAGAAATTGATGAGGACGACCTTGAACCCGCTGAAGAAGACGACGGGTTAGATGAGCTGTCCCGAGAGTTTGTTGACAAACTAGTAGACAAAATGATGGTGTTTTTAGTAGCACTTGTTGGCTATGAGTTGCATCCATATCAAGCACCACTTGCACGAAGAATTATGGAATCTGTAATTATTAATGACGGTGAAGAAATTACCGCTCTTGCTGCACGTCAGTCCGGTAAATCAGAAACTATTGCAAATACTGTAGCTACACTTATGGTTATTCTTCCACGACTTGCACGTATGTATCCAGATTTATTAGGTAAGTTTAAAGACGGTATCTGGGTAGGATTGTTTGCTCCAGTAGAAGGTCAAGCAGAAACTCTGTTTAGTCGTACTATTAACAGGCTTACTAGTGAGCACGCATTAAACGTATTAGGTGACCCAGAGATTGATGACGAAGCTAAAAAAGTTGCTGGAGTTACAAAGCAAATTAAATTGAAGAACTCTGGCTCATCTGTAATGATGATGACGGCCAACCCTCGTGCAAAAATTGAATCTAAGTCTTTCCACCTCATTGTTATTGATGAGTGCCAAGAAGCAGATGACTTTGTAGTATCTAAATCTATATCTCCTATGTTGGCGTATTACGCTGGAACTATGGTTAAAACAGGCACGCCTACCACACACAAAAACAACTTCTATCGCTCTATCCAGTTAAACAAGCGTCGTCAAACTTCTAGAGGAAATAAGCAAAACCACTATCAGTGGGATTGGAAAGACGTAGCTAAATATAATGATAACTACCAGAAGTTTATTAAGAAAGAAATACTACGTGTAGGTGAAGACTCTGATGAATTCCAAATGTCCTATAACTGTAAGTGGCTTCTAGAACGAGGCATGTTTGTAACCTCTACGGTAATGGACGAACTTGGGGATACCTCTCAAGAAATTGTTAAGGCTTGGCACAGAACTCCAGTTGTAGTGGGAATTGACCCAGCCAGAAAAGTTGACTCTACTGTTGTCACAGTTGTTTGGGTTGACTGGGATAGGCCAGATGAGTTTGGCTACTTTGACCATAGAATTCTAAATTGGATGGAGATTCAAAGTGAGGACTGGGAAGACCAGTATTTTCAAATAGTTAACTTTTTAGGTAGTTATGACGTGCTAGCTGTTGGTGTTGACTCAGGTGGTGTGGGTGACGCAGTGGCTCAAAGATTAAAGTTGTTGTTACCTAGAGCTGAGGTATACCCAATTGGAAGTAGCCAACCTGAGCAGTCTAAACGTTGGAAACACCTTAAAACTTTAATTGATAGACGACTTATTGGTTGGCCTGCCCATGCTAAGACCAGAAGACTTAGAACTTGGAAAAGGTTTTACCAACAGATGACCGACCTAGAAACTAAATTTACTGGGCCTAACTTTTTAGCTCATGCCCCAGAGGAAGCCCATGCCCACGACGACTATGCTGATAGTTTGGCTATTGCCTGCTCTCTAACCATGGACCTTACAATGCCTCAGGTTGAGGTCTCGTCGTCACCCTTTTTCAGATAGATTTGACTTTATCCTGAAAAATTAACGTTTTAATAAGACACTTGTACTGAGGCCTCAACCTTTTAAAGGAGTAATAAACATGGCAATTGCCCCAACACCACAAGTTCCAGAACGCTCTGGAAATACTTACGACCGTAAGATGGCTTCCGCTGTCCCAGGACAACGCGGACCTCTACGTTTTCAAGAAGGTATCGGAACCGATACCGATGTTCCACAAGAATTTGGAAAGGGTGCTGCACAAGGTTACACACCAGCAGCAGGCCGTCCAAATCGTAATGCACCTGTTCACACCAAGCCAGCTGAAGAAACTATGCGCGAGCGTGCTCACGTAGGTTCAGCTTCTTGGATTGAAGCAACAGATTTTCTTCAAGAGTTTTCAAATGGTTCTTTCCAAGATTATGCAGAACCAACAATTGAAGAAGTTACACGTAACGGCGCTCGCCAATCACGTGTAAGCCCAGCAGTAGTTCAGGACTAATTAAGTTTCCTGCCCCCTTCCAGCGTCCCACCATGCTGAGGGGGCAGGATTCCCTGCATTGAGGATAATAAATGTTAATCAAAGGTAAAGAAGTTCAAGAGGGTCCTAAACAACTCCCTGCTAACCCTAGACTTTGGAACATGATTACCACACAGGCAAAAACTAGATTTTCAAAACAATCCCCAGCATCAGCTCACTGGGTTCATTCTCGATATGTTCAAATGGGTGGAAAGTTTGTAGATTCTAAAAAAGATATTGACCCTAAGAATAGGGACGTAGCACAAGAAAAAACAGACAAAATTGAATCTTCTAAAAAGAAGAAGGTTACCAAGTCTATTAAGAAGTCAGTAACCAAAGATGTAAACAAGCCAGTAAATCGGCCAATAGCAAGATAGGTGGTTCCGCAAGTTAGCAAATTAATGCTAAACTACGGTAGTTAAATATTTGAATGAGAGGATTTTAGGTGAGCATAGATTTTTCACCCCCTAGTTATAGGGCCGCCTCATCTGACTTAACCATATCCATATCCCCTCTGGGATTAGTAGAACTTGCTGATGAAGAGTTTGAAGTTCATGGTCCGCGTTTAAATCGGTATTCTCTTAACTGGGCGATGTACCTAGGTCACCATACATCTTTCCGCCGCCAACAGGGCGAACCTCAAATGGTATTCAATTACTATCGAGCAATTACAGATTTTATTATTAACTTTACTTTTAGCAAGGGTGTTCAATTTAGAAGCCCTAAAGCAACAGAGGCTATTGTTCCTGATTTGCTTGAGCGCGTATGGGAAGTAGATAACAACAAAGCAACCGTACTTTGGGAGATTGGTCAACAAGGTTCTGTATCTGGAGACTGTTTTGTTAAAGTAGCATACGAAGAAGCATGGGTAGACCCAGCCGGTATGCAACACCCAGGACGTGTACGCGTATTACCTTTAAACTCATCTTTTTGTTTTCCAGAGTTTCACCCCCACGACCGCAACCGTTTGATTCGGTTTAAACTTAAGTATCGTTTTTGGGGTACATCTCTAGAAGGTACACGACAGGTATACACATATACAGAAATCTTAACTGACGATGTTATTGAAGAGTACATTAATGACGAACTAATCGATTCTCGCCCTAATCCACTAGGAACTATTCCTGTAGTTCATATGCCTAACATTAGAATTTCAGGCTCACCATGGGGCCTATCTGACTGTAATGAAATGATTTCTTTAAACCGTGCATACAATGAGACTGCCACTGACATTGCAGACATCATTAACTACCACGCTGCTCCTGTAACAGTAATCATTGGAGCTAAAGCATCTCAGCTTGAAAAGGGTGCTAATAAAGTGTGGGGCGGTCTACCAAAAGATGCAAGAGTAGAAAATCTAGAAGGTGGCGGCCAAGGTCTAAAAGGTGCCATGGAATACATGACTATGTTAAAGCGTGCTATGCACGAAATGACCGGTGTTCCAGAAACTGCTCTAGGTCAGTCACAACCAATTTCTAATACCTCTGGTGTAGCACTTGCTATCCAGTTCCAACCTTTAATGAATCGTTATCATCAAAAGATTGTTCAATACGCATACGGACTAGAGCGAGTAAATGAACTCATTCTTCGTAACTTAGCTGTTAAAGAACCAGAAACATTTACTTGGAATCCTGATAGAGACACCATTCCTAAGCCAGACCAACTTCTTCAGTTAGACCCTAATGACCCAGACACCTACAGAACGTACGTACATTTCCCACCACCACTGCCTCTAGACAAACTTATTATTCTTAACGAAATTCAATCTATGCTATCTCTAGGACTAGAGTCTAAAGAAGGAGCACTTAGAGCCCTTGGCGAAGAGTTCCCTTCAGAAAAAATTCAAGAAATTAGACAAGAGCTTATTGACGACGCCAAGGCAGACGGCGCACTTAAACTTGTTCAAACCGAAATCGCTAATGAGATTATGACCTTAACAGGCATGGTCCCAGGACCTGACGGTTCTGCTGCTCCGCTCTCACCTGAGCAAGCAGCGGGTATGGCTGCTGGCGGAGGCTCTCCTGCCCAGACACCATTGTTGGACGGAAATGTAGTCCAAGGATTACAACTAGGTGAACAAGACATCCGCTCTCGACTAGTAACCGAAGCTTATGGAACTAAAATTCCACAACGTCGCGTACCAGAAGAATACGAAAAATAAAGCACTATAGGCTGAAATTTTTTGTAAAAGGCGGAAAAATGTATGTGTAAAACCAAGAGACGGTCATTTGTGCTACGAGGGTAAAACCTCATTCGAAAAAAGACCCAGAGAACTTAAGGACGTATATGGAAACTCAAACAGAAGTGCTTGCTCAAGCTTTTGAAGCTGAAGCAAACCAAGCTCCAACTATTGTAGACGCTGGCGTTGACGCGCCAACTGTTAAGACTACAAAGACTACTGATTCATCTAAGGGTTACACCGAAGAAGATTTAGCAAAAGTTCGTAGTCAAGAGAAAGACAAGTTGTATCCGCAAATTGAAAAGCTAAAATCTGAGCTTGAAGAACTCAAGCAAATGAGAGAAGCAGAACTTGCGGCCAAGCAAGCAGAGAAAGAGGCACAGGACGCTGAAGAGCGTACTCGCCTTGAAGCTGATTTAGACGTTCGTGAACTTCTTAAAAAGAAGGAAACAGAATGGTCTGAACAGTTGGAGCGTGAGCGCCAGGAGCGCGAACGCGCCTTTGCTCTATTGGAGCGAGAAAAAACTTTTGCTGAGATTCAAAATTTCCGCCAGCAACGTCTGGAGGAAGAACGGGAAGCAATTATTCCTGAACTTTTGGACCTCGTCACAGGTAACACCCAAGACGAGATTAACACGAGTATTGAAAGTCTAAAAGACCGTTCAACTCGTATTTTAGAATCTGCGCAGCAGGCTATGCAGTCGGCTCGCAAAGAAATGACTGGAAGTCGCGTAACAGCGCCTCCAACCGGACCACTGGACATTAATTCGGAGCAACGTAACTTTACAGCTGATGAAATATCAGCTATGCCGATGAACGAATACGCAAAATATCGCCAACGCCTTTTGAGTCCAAAAGCTCAAGGCAAAGGCTCGGGATTGTTCGGCTAAACCCCCAAATCCAAATTCCAACTAAGGAGTAAAACTAAATGGCATCTGGTATTACGGGTACCGGCAATCTAGCCGCAGCCCCAACAGCCTATTCAGGTACTAACACACAGTTGACTCAAGCGATTCAGCAAATCTGGTCAAAGGAAATCCTTTTCCAGGCTATGCCAATCCTTCGCTTTGAGCAATTCGCAGTCAAGAAGACTGAACTTGGTGTTGCACCTGGTCTTCAAATCAACTTCCTACGTTACAACAACCTCGGCTTTGCTAACGCACTTGTCGAAGGTGTACGTATGCAGACAAATGCGCTAACAGCGCAACAGTTCTCAATCACTGTATCTGAGCATGGTTATGCTCTTGCAGTTTCTGAGCTACTACTTAATGCTTCTTTCGATGACGTTATGGCTTCTGCTTCACGTCTTCTAGGACGCAACATGGCTCTTTATCTTGATAAGTTGAGCCGCGACACACTCTACTCAGCAACATCCAAGATTTACGGCGAAGACCGTTCAAGTCTTTCAGCTGCAAATGACTGGTACGGCTACGGAACTGTAGGCACAACTCGTGCAAGCATGACCGGTGCATTCAACATGACTCCTCACGTAGTCAAGGATGCAGTTGAGACCTTGTCAACAAAGAACATTCCACGCTTAGGTGAGACCTATGTGGCATTCGTTCACCCTCACCAATCACGTCGTCTACGTGACGTTCCTGAGTTCATCGAAGTAACGAAGTACGCCGCTCCTGGAAACTTCATGCTTGGTGAAATCGGACGTCTATACGACTGCGTATTCATCGAAACCACACAGGTCCGCAAGGTCGCTGGTGGTGCTGGTACTTCTTACTCAGCCGATACTGCTACAACTCCAACAGTTACAGCAGGCGGCGGATATATTTCACCAGCTGAATTCACCGGTAACGGTGGTTCAGACCGCTATGACTCTATCTTCATTGGAGATAACGCATTCGGTCACGCAATCTCACTTCCAGTTGAACTCCGCGATGGCGGTATTCTTGACTTCGGTCGTGAGCATGCACTTGCTTGGTACTCAATCTTCGGTCTTGGTCTAATTACTGACCAGGCTGTAGTTATTGCAGAAACCAACTAATTTAAAAAGTTAGGGGGCGGGCTTAAAAACCCGCCCCCAACCACAAACAACAGATACTAAATCGGAGGATATAACGTGGCTAATAATAGACCGAAGGCGACTGATTACACAGGACGTCAGCGAGAAGCCCTTGCTAAAGAATTTGCTGAAGAGCAATCAAAACGTGCAGGTGAAATGTCTCTAGCTACTGCGGAAGCGCAGTTCAAAGCAGAGAACGAAGTAATCGACGCAACACAGCCAAACCGTCTAACCACTATCGTAGTTGATGAAGTTAAAACAACTGGGGCAAGTGGAAACGACACAGTAGTTATCCGTGTTACAGATGATATTGAAAACATGACTTTAGGTGCAGGAACTAGTTATACGTTTAAGGTTGGTAACAAATATTCTGTTACTAAAGACGTTGCAGCTCACCTTCAGGAAAAAGGATACGTGGCTCAGATTCTCTAAACGCACGATTAGGCGGGGCAGCGGGCGCTATTTGTAGCCCGCTGTTTCGTTTAACCAGTTTTTAAACCTGCTACACGGCACCATTAGAGTAGCCTGTTATGCGTGAATAAGGAGTAAATGTGGCAACTCTTGCAGACTTTGTATCAAAGGTCCGTATGGAGCTTGGCGACCAACCCAAACAATTCACGAAGACTTTCACAGGTGACGGAAGTACCGTAGATTTTGTTCTTGGAGTCAAGCCCGTTGATACGTCAACACTATTAGTGACCGTAAACGGTGTTGCTAGAGCTAACCCAACTCACTTTACTATTGAAGCTCAACACGGAGTTATTCACTTCGTAACAGCTCCTGCGCTTAACGCAGTTATAAATGTAACAGGAAGCGTATTTAGATACTTTTCAGATTCAGAAATTACTTATTTTGTTAATACTGCAGTAACTCAACACACTTTCAATAGAACAGATAGCTATGGAAGAGCCATGACTATTGGAATGCTTCCCGAGGTTGAGGTATACCCAGTAACCATCTTGTCATCGATAGAAGGCCTATACACATTGGCCACAGACGCTGCTTTTGACATCAACATCTTTGCCCCAGACGGCGTGACCATACCGCGTTCTGAGAGATACCATCAGCTTACAAATCTTATACAACAACGCATGGAACAATACAAAATGCTATGCGCTGCTCTAAACATAGGAATTCACCGTATTGAGGTTGCTACTCTACGTCGAGTAAGTAGAACTACTAACAAACTTGTTCCGATATTCATGCCTCAAGAAATCGATGACTCACGTCGTCCAGAGCGTGTATACCTTCCAAACGACATGACTGGCAGAACGCCTCTTCCAAGCACAGCTGGAATTTATGACATCATCCTTCAGCAGGGGGACTCTTGGTATGGAATATTTGATTTTCCAGACAACACTAATTTTAATGATTTAGTATTTAAAGCCCAAATTAGAACATATCCTAGCTCTCCATCACTGTGGGCTACTTTTACAATTACAGTTGAAAACTCAACTACTAAAAAATTAAGACTTGCATTAACTAAAGCACAGACACAAGTTATACCTGTAAGAGCGTTTTGGGATTTACAAGCTACTTCAATAAGTGACCCAACATTTGAACAAACTTATATTCGTGGACAAATATTCTGCGAAAGAGAAGTTACTGACTGATGCCTGATGAAATTATTGTCACACCACAAACTCCTGTTGAAGTAACTGTCTCTACTGGTACAACAGGCTCACAAGGACCAACTGGCCCTACAGGTGCTACTGGACCTGTTGGTAGTGCATCTACTGTTACTGGACCATCTGGTGCAACAGGCCCTTCAGGTCCTACAGGACCAACTGGTGCTACTGGTCCAACAGGTCCTCAAGGTATAACTGGCCCTGTAGGCCCACCAGGTACCACAGGTGCAACTGGTGCTACTGGTACCCCTGGTGTAACTGGTCCAACAGGTCCCGCTGGTGTTGGCGTAAACATATTAGGTTCTTATAACAGTGAAGCAGCACTTAATGCTGCACAGCCAACTGGAAATGCTGGCGAAGGTTATCTTGTAAATGGAAATCTTTATGTATGGGACCAAGCAAATGATGTTTGGGAAAACGTTGGAAATATTCAAGGACCAACAGGTCCACAAGGTACACAAGGACCGACAGGAGCAACAGGTGCGGCAAGTACAGTTACTGGACCTACGGGTCCTACAGGAAGCACAGGATTACAAGGAGCAACTGGACCAACTGGAGCTCAAGGAAATGTGGGAGCTACTGGACCAACTGGTGCCACAGGAGCTACAGGATTAACTGGTAGTACTGGACCAACTGGTGCAACTGGTCCTACTGGTGCAAGTGCTCTATGGAATTTTAGAGGACCTTATAGTGGTGGTGAATCTTACGCAGTCGGTGATGTAGTAACTTACAACGGACAGACTTGGTACCGCACACACGCTAACGGTGGAAACGTAGGAGACACTCCTCAAGCGGGATTTATTTGGTCATTAATTGCAGACGTTGGAGATATAGGACCAACAGGTCCAACAGGACCTACTGGTGCTGCGTTTGGAATTTATTATTTAGGAAACTACAACCCAGCTAATGGTTATGTAACAGACATTGCTGTAGTAAGGGGTTCAGATGGGCAACTCTATCTTGCTAAGGCAAGTGGTGCGCTTGGTGACCCAGTTGATTATTTAACCAATGGTCAGTGGGAAATTTGGATTCCTAAGGGTCCTACAGGACCAACTGGTGCAACTGGTGCAACAGGTGCACAAGGTATTCCTGGAACTGCAGCAGCACAAGGAGAAACTGGACCAACAGGTCCGCAAGGTTCTACTGGACCGACAGGTCCAACTGGTGCTGCAAGCACAGTAACAGGACCAACAGGTCCAACGGGACCAACAGGTGCTGCTTCAACAGTTACAGGACCAACAGGTCCAACTGGTGCAGCAAGCACAGTAACAGGACCAACAGGTCCAACGGGACCAACAGGTGCTGCTTCAACAGTTACAGGACCAACAGGTCCAACTGGTGCGTGGGCGTATTCAAGTTCTACACCTCCAGTAGGTGCAGCCGCTGGTGATGCTTGGTTTGACCCTAATACAGGCGGAATTTTTATTTATTATGATGGATACTGGGTTGAGACTGGTGCAGCACCAATTGGTCCTACAGGACCACAAGGAGTTACCGGCCCTACAGGAGCTATTGGAGCAACAGGTGCTACAGGACCTGCGGGCTCATCTAGTGCAGGAAGCATTGGAACATCTTGGTGGTTAGGAGTATAAATGGCAGGAATTGAACGTTTAGCGGTAGGTCGTCTTTCCTCGACGGTTGCATACGGTTCTTCTGGAACTACCCTATTTACTTCTACAGATTATTATTTAGTATCCGTAATTGCAACAAATACAACCGCAGCAGATGTAAACATCTATGTATATGTAATTCCATCAGGAGCTTCGGAAACGGGATATGGTTTAATAGCATATAATTTAACTGTGCCTGCGTATAATAGTTATGAAACATTTAGGTTTGGGTTGAACCCGACAGATGTTGTAAAGGTCGCAGGACCTTCTGGTGTTGCTTTTTACCTACAAGGCTTAGACCAGACAGCTTAGGAGAATAGATGCCAGGGTACGCATATCCAGTTGACGCAGTATCTGCGGGAACTGCTAAAAGCATTAACTTTTTAGTAACCGACACTGCTCCAGGCTCAGCAACTGTAATTTATACAGCCACATCTAAAACTAAAATCAATTCTGTTTTGGCTGCTCACACTGGTGCATTAGATACTGGAATCCTTCCTGTCTCCCTATATGTAGGTCGAGACGTATCTGGAACCATTACCAAGTTTTTAGTAAATAAGACTCGTGTTTTAAAAACCGCGTATCTAGTTCTACCTCTAGTATCTGGTGACACCAGAGTTGGGGAAGACGGAAACCCAGTATCTATTGGGTACAACAAAATTTCAAATGAAATTACTCTTCAAACAGGGGACAAACTATACGCAACCTGCCCTTTTGAAGATGTCATTGGCTTGACCATAAACCTGGAAGAAGGGGTTAGATAGTGCCAAATCCTACGTTTATTAATATAGATGGCTCTTCAGAAGCCACCCTCACCACCTCAGATTTAGAAAGTATTGTAGATAGAGTCTTCTACGGAGCTCGACAAGATATACTTACAGGAAAGGCGTACATTGATATTATTGCGGGAGGAACAGCGATTACCCTAGGTGATTCTTTTTCTACCAAGTCGACTGATTACTTAAACTGGATGTGGAGCAATAACACACTCAGATTTAGCGTCAATGCAACTGGACATATCCTTATGGAGGTTTACTAATGGCTCAAATTCTTGACCTGGGCAAGTTTCGCTTTGATTATCGTGGAGCTTACAGCAGCTCTACAGAGTACGAGCGCAACGATGTAGTGCAGTATGGTGGTAACGTATACGTTTACACACTAGGCACTGCAAGCACAGCCAACCTCCCAACAAACACCGCGTTCTGGGCTTTGATGGTAGAAGGATTTAACTACCGCGGTATTTGGTCTTCAGCAACTCAATATTTAATTTCAGATTTAGTTTCTTTTGGTGGAAAAATTTACATTGCTTTACGTGACACCCTAGCTGATAACCCAGTAACTGAAACCTCTGACTGGGCTGTATTCGTTGACGGTATTCAATACGAAGGCACATACTCTGGAAGCACTGCTTATCAAAAGGGCGATGTTGTAAAGTACGGCGGTAACATTTGGATTGCAACGGCTAACTCTACAGGAACAATTCCAGTTGCAGGTGCATCTTGGGATATTCTTGTATACGGTGTTGAATGGAAAGGCGCATACGCCTCAGGGACTGCGTATAAAGTAAATGACATTGTTTCATACGGTGGTAAGGCATACATTAATATTCTTGCTTCTACTGGTACAGTCCCAACTAACGTAACTAACTGGGCTCTATTTAGCCAAGGTTTCCAATTTGAAGGTACATGGTCATCATCAACTAACTATCAATCAGGCGACGTAGTTAACTACGGCGGTCTTGTATATGTAGCTATTGCTGATTCACTTAACAGTGCACCAACAGATACGCTTTATTGGGCAGTGCTTATTGAAGGTATCTCTTGGGAGGGCACATATAACTCCCTAACTACCTATAATAAAAACGATATTGTTTCTTACGGCGGTTCTTCTTGGATTGCAAAACAGAACACTCAAGGAAACACCCCAGCAGCAGGCGCTAACTGGGATGTATTAGCAGCAGGTACTTTCCCTGATTATTCAACCGCAGCTGGTAAATTCCTTTCTAACGATGGAACAGAGATTGAATGGGTATCAGACGTAACAGTTGATGTCCTTACCGCTAACGAACAAGCTTTTGTTGGTACAGATGCGGAGACACGTCACGATGATGCAGGATTAACTAACGCAGTAGCGGTATTTAATTTTGACAACAATACCGATGAATCAGGTTTTGCTCAAATTGCTTT